TGGGAGCTTCGGCTGCTGCCGGGAACGTCCAAAAAATGGAAAGTACGCCCCATGGGTGCGAGTGCCGGAAATGCTCAAAATACGGCACTCAACAGGAAAGGGAACGGCGGGAAGTTTTGGTGTATCTGGTATCTGATTATAGGTCAAAACAATAATTAAATAATTTTAACTATTTCGGTCGAGACTTATACGTTGCCGGGTGTTTCTTTTGTTCGCTGATTATTGACACGTTGCCGGGTGTTTCATATCTTATATGCTTTTCCATATACCGTATATATACTTTTCAATATACCATCCCATTTTCCCTTATAAGGTAATTATAATATAAAGCAAAAATCCATTTGTTGCGTGCGCAACATTTACGGTGAAACCGCTTGACTTTCTACGGTGAAACCGTTATACTAATGTCAAGCTCAAGGGCAACACCGAAAAGCGGAAAACATGATGGTTCTGAAACACCGGAAAATTTCAGTTTCCACTTTTTGACGTTTTACCGTTTGAGTGGTTCAAAAAATAGGGCTTGACAAAACGGTTAAACCGTGATACAATACAGTCAAGCTAAAGGGCGAAAGCCCAAAAGCAAAACCTAAAACCCAATAGCACATTGACAAGTCAAGACTTCTGATTTTAGCCTGTTTGGTTTAACTCTTGTTTAATTACAAGAAAAATCATGCAACAAAAGTCAAGATTAGAAGTTTACCGTATCGGCAAACATTTACTTGTTTTGTCGGTTTGGTGCGACAAGTCACAAAAAAATCGTACCTTGAATTTTGATAACACTATCTTTGCAGTAGGGGCGGAAACGCAGAACCAAAAGCAAGAAAAGCGCATATTGGCAAACAAGATGTTTTAGACGCAAGTCTTCCACTGGTCCCTAGGTGAACTATACCTAAGAGGATCAGCAAGGATGGTCAACAGTATGCACCTTGTATTAAAAGCGTACTGTACCAAAACACTAAACAGAAAAGAGGTGTATTCAAGTGTCCAAAGAAAAGCTCAAAACCGTTCTTTTTGTAGCTCTTTTTACTATTGGTTTCATTCTCATTACCGCTGGTATGCTGGTTAGCTTTTGCAGATTGGCATACATGGGATATGCGGTTGTTCTAACCGTCTACGGCGGTTGCTCACTTCTTGCAACAGCTCTTGTTGAGGACATTCTCAAGTAAGTCTATCCGGCAAAAGCCGTCACGTCAATACACAATAAGTATAACACAAGTAAAGGAGAAATACTATGTCTAACCTGTCTAACGTCTGTCTGTCCATCCGTAGCTCTAACAACAAGACTTCTACCGCAAGGGGCTATGCAAGCAACGGCAAAGCTCTTGTTAGTTTTACCAACAAGGGCAGTGTTAATACGCTCAAGGCATACCCTAAAGCCGATAAAGTGCCGTCTTATCTGTTGATGGACGAAAAAGAGTATACGGCATACGGCAACGCAATTAAGTACGTTTACAATTCCGCTTGCCACGTCAACGCAAGCACTACCAACAAAGAGGATGAAAGCATTATCAAAGTTTACACTACCGATTTCTATTCTTGCCTGTCCGATCTCGCAAACATCGTTTTTGGTGAAACTTTCTCTATGCAAGAGTATCCCTCTTTTGGCACAGAAGTCCTCGCAATGGCAAAGACTTACCTTACCACCACTATGGATGGTGACGTTTCCCCGGCAAATCTTCCAATCAATCGTTTTGTCAAAGCTCTTGAACCTATGCTTTTGAGCGTAGCAGCACACAGCGTTTTCCTGAAAGACTATGAACGAGACTATAACCTTGCTTGCAAGCGTTGCAATTCCCGTATCAACAAGGCAACGGCACAGCTTGACAAGGCACAGGCAGAGTATGATAAGGCACTGTCTGAACTGGATAAGGCAAAAGAGCAGATTGTCAAAGACAAGAGCGACGGCACTATCAAAGCATCTACTAAGAAAACCCATGAAAACAATCTTGACAAGGCTCAGAAAGAATTTGATGCAAAAAAGAGCGTCCTTGACACCATCAAGAATACTATTGACACATGGAAGATCAAGCTGGCTGATGCTGAAAAGACTTACAAGGCAGCAAAAGCGGCAGACTCTGAGAACTCTTAAAGTCAAACCTAAGAAGTTAGTCTAAACATACCAAAATGCAATACATAATACGCCTGACGACTAGAGGTACAGGGGAAGAAGTAACCTCTACCAACGGCAAAACGCCGTCACAAGATACCATGAAAGAGGTGAAATATCTTGAAATCCTATCAGAATACGATGGGAGAAGTGCGTCAGAACACTTCTGGACACTCTATCATCTACAACGGCACAGAAGTCAAAGAGCTTGATATTTACGGCACATTTGACGGCGTTGTATTCGTCAGTCATCCGTTTATTGCAATGAAAACAGGCTTTATGCCTATGTACGTCAAAACGTCTATGGGATGGACTTCTATCCATCCTTGCAAGATTGTTGACTTCCTTAAAGAAGCATACCACGCAAGAAGTGTTTTCCTTTATGACTGGAATGCCTATCAGCAGAGCAAGAAAGAAAAGCGTCTTGCAATGGAAAAGGCAAAACAGCAGCGGAGTGAAACAGCTTTTCTCAGAGCGTCACAAGCTAATGCAGAGGGTTCTTTGCGCTATCATAAGAGCAAGAAACGTCTTGATGACCGCTATAATGAGGCGGGCAAACCGGCTCAGAAAAAGCGTTTTCAGCGTGTTGTATTTGGCTCTAGTGAATACATCACAGTTTCCGGCTGGATCTACGGCAGAGAAGTCTTGATGAATAATCATAGCTTCCGCATGGATGAAAGAATGTCGTACTACATGGACGGCACTGGATGCTGTGCCAGTGATTTCAATAACAAAGATATGCGCCCTTTGAATGACGTGTTTCCTGTGAAATCTGGCAAGAAAGCAAGGTGATGAAATGAACGTCAGAGCCTTGCAAGAGCCGAAAAAGTCTGCTATAATTGCACCAAGAAACAAAATTGGTGGTGTTACTATGGCAGCAAACCGTGATTATAAGAAAGAGTACGCTAGAGAAAAGGATCAGTCAAAGCATATCGGCTTGAAAGTTGAGCCTACTCTCTTTGAAGCGTTCACAGCGAAAACAGAGTTGAATGGAACGACAAAAAATGCAGTTCTGAAAGCCTGTGCGGAAGCGTACACTTATGGAAATCTCATCATTGATGAGAATGGAAAACCTCAGATTGTTGGCTAACCCCATAACTCTGGCAACAACGTCTTGTGAATTTATCGCAAGGCGTTTTCTTTATGCTCAAAATTGTATAAATATGCAAATATTATGCAGAATATGCAAATGAAAACAACTATAAAAGAGGAGTTCTACCATGGCAATTTTGGCTATTGAATCGGCTCTCGATATTGCCATAAAGTTTGGTGATACAGAGCTTGTGAAAATCTATCAGGAAGCCCTGGTAGAAGCCGGTGTTGAATACGTCAGCACTGCAAAATGCTGGATTGAATAAGAAAGGATGTTTGTTATGAAATCGCTTCTCATGTTCTTTGGCTATTCGGCATATCAGGCCGGATGTATTGCGCCTATGATGTGGGTGTTTGTTCTGGGTGCCATCGCTATGGGTGTGGCAGAATGGAAAGGATGGTTGAACTGATGAAACTTGATCATGTTTACCCCGATATTGTTAATCGCTTTCAGTATGTGAAAACGACTAACGCAGACGCTTGGCAGAAATATGTTAAGAGCGTCATTGCAGAGCATGAGTACAATGACCTGTTAACCAGGATTGCGTGGGATTTACTCAGGTATGTGTACACTTCTGGTACGATTTGTGGGTGGTACGATAAATATAACGTACATGATTCGCATATCACAACGGCAGTCAAGAAGGCTTATATTGAAGTCTTTGGAATGCCGTCAGAATAAAAGATATGTTTTAAGGAGCGTGAAAACTATGCGTAAAATTACATTCGCAGAATATGAAAAGAAGCGTCCGTTTTTCTCTAATCCGTATTATGTTGACTGCGTAAAAAGAGCAGAAGAACGGTTTTTCAATGTTCCGGCAGAAAAGATTCATGATGCAGCTGTAGAACTTCCTCAGAATGCAGAAGGATCGTCATTAACTGGTCCGTGTCTTGTGTTCATGAGCGACGGGACAGAGTGGGGAACATATTGTGATGTTGCAGACTTCTATTGTGACACTGAAAACGAATGGTATTTCAGTTGTCTTCCTTATGCGGCAGAACCACTTTGGAAGTCATTCCGTAGAGAACCTACTGTATTAAAGTGGGTACAGCTCAAACATATTTACAAGAAATCAGACTTCACGGATAAAACATTCAGAGGCCGTGATGGTTATTATGAAATTGTGTAAAGGAGAATACAAGATGAAAAAAGGTCAATGGTTCATGAACGATGAAACAGGTGTTATCACTAACATTCATCGTGAAGCTGTCGAGTGGTATCGGCAGGGTGCAAACATTTCCATCTGGATCAACGGCGTTATTGTTTGCCGTTGGGGTCATTAAGAAAGGAGAAAATGAAAATGAGAGCAAGTGTTGAAGTGTATGAGAACAATGCAGGCGGCGTCTGTGTTGCAGTTTTTGGTCAGAATGGCTTGAAAAAGCTGTTTGCTGTTAGAATCCCCTGTAATAACAATGATAGGGTGGAATTTACTAAAACATTCTACCAAGAGGCACAGTACGGGTGTCCTAGTATGGATGTGGATGACTACAACGCAGCAGATTTTTCTGGTCTGTCTATGGATGATGCTTATATGGATATCTGCAGTGGCAACCTGATTGCAGAATTTTACGACAATCGTGTTGTGAATCTGTATCCGGCAGACATGGGATCTGCTGGTATGAAATTATTTGGTTTGAAAGATTGAAAAGGAGATACATAAAATGAAACTTACTCAGAATAAGCTGTCCGTCATCCTGGCTACTGTTGTGGCTGGTGTTTCCATTCTTGCAAACTGTATGACTGCAAACGCAGCAGAGCCTATGAAAACTCGCCTGGATAATCGTTATGTCCTGGCCGGTAGCGTGGATGAAATCGAAGTATTCCGCAACGGAATTAAGACCATCCATGTTATTGATGAGAACGGCGAGGAATGGCTGTATTCTTATGCAAGCATGGAAGAAACACCGGCAGATGGTCAGAATGTGACCATGATTATGAACAGCAATGGAACAGAAACCATCTACGATGATACCATCGAGGATGTTTTGTGGGCACGGCCTGATGAAGTGGATGTTGATTGATATTCACAGAATGGTCACGAAAATAAAACGTATTGACGCATTAAAATGTGACGTTAATAAAATCTACATTTTAGTGCTTGACAAAATCAGCAGTATCCTGTATTCTATAGCTATAAAGGGCAGTCCATCAAAGGACTTTTATTTTTACCGTATAGCTATATAATACAGGATACGATAGGAGGGCTATAAAATGGAACGGAATTGGAAACTTGGTGACGATATGGTTGTGAGCGACAATCTTCTGGATGGTATCACGTTTGATGATTTGATTCTGACAGTGCATTGCAACTGTCCCAAAATTACAGAACAGGCTGTAAAAAAAGAGCTGAAAGAAATTCTTGCGATTCATATGCAGGATATGGAATTTTTACTCGAAAACAATATCGACAAGATAATTGAGATGGCAAGTAAAAACAGAGAATAAGGAGATGTGAGTATGAAATGCAATAACTATGATTACGAGAATTTTCACTACACAAGTGATAGTTGCCTGATTCTTATGAGTGAGGTTCGTTATAAGAAAAATGATTTTGGGGAGATGGTTCTTGTACCGGAAGAAACAAAGGAAGAAGTGGTTTCGTCTACATTTTACACAAACTACATTACAGCAATTCCGTTCTTTGATGATGATTTCTTTGGTCCTCATGCTTCTTGTGAAGCTGAATGGAATAGAACACCGGCAGGAGCTGTGCCTACTGTAATAACGACAATCAATGGCGCAGGTGACGAAAAGATTGTTGCAACATTTACATTCCTTAGCAAAAGTAATCTTTTGAATACTGCTGGTTGGCGTGAAAAGGAAATTGTCAAGAATGCAAAATACTTTCACATCGAAAAAGCTGATGGTACAGATATGATTTATTTCTACACCGAAAGTGATGGCGATACGTCAGAGGGTATTTTTGACACTAAGAGATCTATTTGGAGGGGATAAACGATGACTGATGTTCAGAAAAAGATGTGGGATGCACTGGTTAAAATGTCTGGTGAGGACGTTGCAAGATTATTTGTAAATTGGTGTGGAGAACAAATTCTGGATGATGATTTCTATAAAAATATGATTGATGAGGGAGTGATTGAAAATGAAGAATGATTTTTACTGGAACAGGAACTATATGACTATTGCAAAAAGTATTAACGAAAAGCACCGTACAAAAATTATAATACATAAAAATTGGCAGTGGTATTTAGCTGAATTTGATTCATTGGAACAACTGCATTTCTTTGAAAACGTAGTTGGATTCAGAACTTGCTATCTTGGAATGGAAAATGGAATCGCAAGATTTTCTTTGAGTCATGAGTTTAAAGAAGAAAAATATTTCTGGAAATTGTCTGAACTTCCGGCTGGTGTAAAATCGATTAAAGCATTATGTAATGGTAGTATTGTTACTTGCTATTTTTTGAATGATGGGAAAATTATTCATTGGTATCGTCCGAATCCTAATGCAAGGAATGTTTATAAACCAATGACGTTGCAACAGCATATTAGGCATCATGAAGTGTTTGGTTCATATTGAGGAACAGGAAAATCAGGAGGGTGAAATTTTTGATTATCGATTCAATTCTTGACCGTAAGGACGGCAGACACTACAGCGCACATGATTTCTATCTTGAAGTCAGAAAGTATGAACGTCTGGGTGTTGGTACACACGGCGATGATATCTCTATTGCAATGGATTACGGAGATAACAGAGATGTTCAGCGTGTTCTGTGTCAGTACATCCAGCGCAATGGATATCCGGCAGATATTGAGGACTACATAAGAAATCAAGTCTGGGTGGTATAAGCAGCAGATGCTAGGTGATTAGCGGTACTAGGGCAGACATAACCGCTACCAGAGTGCGAAAGCATAAAAATATTAAAAGGAAAGGAAGCAATCGTATGGAATTCGTATACATCAATGGAGTTAATCATGATGGTTATGCACAACTCGATATTTTTGAGCATAACGCTAAGACTATGACGGTCAAAGAGTTAATCGAGGTCTTATCTACTCTTAATCCTAACGCAAAGATTCTCTTTGGTAGCAATTACGGTGATTATACCATAGAAAATGTAGCTCAAATTGGTTAACTAATATAATTAAAATCATGCTTTTATAGGAGATGAAAATATTATGAAAGTTATCGAGTTTATTAACCGTCTGAACCTGATCGGCTACGACGAGAACACGGAGTTGGTTTTTGGTGTCTATGATGATACGGAGTTTCGTGATTGGCACGAATTGGAAAATCCTGTTTGTTACCGTGGCCTCGATATTATTGATAACAGTGGACCGAAAGATATCATTGCTGTCGATATGGATATGTGATAAAACAGATATTTTACAATGATTGAGGTGATAAATATGACTGAAAAAGATAAGCGTGTTTTGAAGTATGCGATTGATAATTTGATTGCAAGAGAAAATAACTTGTGCGAAGGATCTTGTAAAAACAATCCAGTACATAGAGCAGAACGTGAACGAGATCGTGATTTGATTATCTTTGGCATTCGTGATGTTTTGTGCGAGGTTGAGCGTCTTGAAGAACAAGAGAAAGAGATGCTGGAAAAGGCAAAACATGAAGTGGTTCAGTTTTGATTGAGGTAATAGAAAATGTATACTAGCGAAACTGTAAAACAAGTTACCGATTGGATGATTAACAGTATTTCTGACTGGATGGTCGAAAGTGGAACAAGAAGCACCACAGAAGGTAATTGGATCATCTATATTTACGAGATCACCAGAAAATTCAATGTAACAAAAAACTGGGTTACGGCATTCCGTGACGAGATTGTAGATGCTCTTTATAAACACGAAGCGGTTGCAGATGTGCTCTATGATTTTTCTCCTGATGGCACTGTGGAGGATTTCGACATTGATTTTTATTTAAGTTTTTGCCAGAACCTGAGCGATGAAAATTGAGGTGATAGAAATGGATACTAACATAAACCATCTTAACAGTAGAAAAGAATACATGGAGCTTGTTCATCACAATTCTAGTCCGTTTGATTTTTGGGAAGAAGTGCGAAAATTTCACAAGGAACGTGAGCAGGAGGAAAAAGAACATGACCAACATTGAAAAGAATATTATTCTCGCAGCTCTTTCTTCTTATCGGCGCAAGCTGATGGATCAGAGTGTTTCATTCCTTAGAGCTGGTAACCATGAGGATGCAAGAGCAAGCACGATTGAAGCGGCCAACGTGAATGCGTTGGTGATTAAGTTTACAAGAGAAAAGGAGCTTGCAATATGATTTCAATCACCGAAAATGACATGAAAGTTAAAATTCCAAACGGATATCTCGTGTGTGTTCCTACGGGTGGTGCTGATGAATATCCTGGTGTTGGTGTTTTCTTTTCAAAAGACGGAAAATATGCAAGCTGGGACGATTTAGTATCAATGACAGAATATAATTCGGCGTTTGAAAACATTCAAACAGTTGGATTTAAGAAAGGTAGCGACGATTATGTGGCCGCTATTCGATTTGAAGATGGCGATATTAGTACAGATTGAGGAGTTTGCAATATGAATAGCGAAAATAAGATTGTTGTTACTAGCTGGAATGGTAAGTCTTGGGAAATGACACCTGAACAGATTGAAGCAGCGTACCGTTACAAAGAGCATCAGTATCGTATTGAAGATGCAGAGAATCAGCTTGATGGCAATGCTGATTGGATTGAGGAAGAATACGGTTATTCTCACGATGAGATTATGGATTTTGCTGACGAATTAGCAGAACGATTCGAGGATAAATTTGATTGTAATGTATCAGAAAATGATGATTGGGTAGCACGTATCATAGAGATGTTTGACGCCGCAGGTAGAAAGGAGAGCAACGATGACTGATCCTTGCCGTTATTGTGTAGCACCGGAGCGTTATCCTGGTTGCCACGACCATTGCGAAAAGTTAAAAGCCCATCGTGAAAGTGATGAGTATAAAAAGCTGTGCGAATACAAAGAAAAGTATTTCAGAAACAATATGCCGAAAAATACGGTAGCAATCTATTATGATATGCGTCGTAAGAAGCATAAAGGTTTACATATGATGGGCTATAAAGGAATGGGTGTTTAATATGGACGAGAATATTTTCAATAATATAATGGATTTTTTCGATGAATGGGAAGATACGTTAAATCATCGTATCGACACTACCATTGAAATGACAAATGGGAAACCCGAATTAAACAACCATAAAGAAAGAGTTATTAACAAAATTACGGCGCAGAAAAAATTTCTCTGGGAACTAGAAAAATCTTTCTATAATAGATTTCAAAAGAGCAAATGAGGTAATAAAATGAGAGAATTTGAAGGTTTTATTTTTCCTAACGGAAGAATTGTAGCGATTCCTGAAGAGGAATATATGGCAGCTATCGAAGCAGGGAAAGAAATTCTTGTGTTCTGCGGTGGATGGGCTGGTGGATACGCTAGAGCGTTTGGAGCAGATAAGGAACAGGATATTTACGAGCCTGATAAAACTTGTTACATGGTCTATTCGTATGATGTCATGGATAAGACCTTTACGCCAGAAGATATGAAGCGGTTCGCTAAAGTGATTGTCACAGATGGTATCCGTGTGTACATGAAAACAGGTGAGTCGGCCAGTGATTATTATTCTGGAACCTTCTGTGACTGTGGTACGAAAGACAGGCTCGAAGAACATTACCCTGACACTTGTAGCAACGATATTGAACAATACGATTTCAGTGATTGTCAGACAGTTGATTTTGATATGACAGTTCGTATGCTTGGTGCAGATGATAAAGATTACGAAGGTATGGTAAAGATGCTCAAGGGGATTTTGAGGTGATAAAATGATAAAACGTGACTTTGAAAAGTATGGAGTCAAGTTTCATTTAAATGATTTCCGTCGTAATGAATTCGATGCTCGTTACACACTACTTTATTTTAATGATGCTATAGGATGCTGGGATGAGTGTTGTCATGTGTCCACTAAAAAAGAAGCCATTGACGCAGTTGACTATATGAAAAGATGGAAGATAAACGCATTCAGAGAATAACAAGAGGAGTATAAAATGTGGGATTTATAGTAAAACTTGCAAAATAAAAACGATATAACGTAACAAAAATAAGGAGAAATACTATGTGGACTGTAATTGAAAATGAGTACGCTAAAGACAAAAGAATTGGTTACGCAGAACTTGAAACTGTTGACAGGGATGACGGCGATGAGTGGTTCCCTGTAATGTACTGCATTAACGAAGATAATGACCTTGATATCTATGTGCAGTATGAAATTGATGAGTGCGAAATGAAAGAAATTAAGAAAACTCTTGCAGTTTATCTTGAAGATGAAGGCATTTGGGAGGATTAACTATGTGGGATTTAAGAGAAATTCATGCACTGCACGATGGTGAAGGCTGGGTTTGGAATGGATCTTTCCATCACAAATATGTATTCGTAGGTGAGAATGAAGATCCGAAAGAAATCTTTTGGCAGGAATGTCAAATGTTTTTTCTTCAGGATTATCTAAGCAAGTGTGAGATCGTGGATGATGGCGATATTCTGGAACTTCAATTGAAAGGTTCCGGTGAGCCGATTTTCGCTATGATGATTACAGAGTAAAGGAGAATAAACTATGAAAATTCATCCTAAATATATTGATATTTTGGAATCGCTGGATTGGCGCGTATGTGACTATACAGGTGATGGCAGAATTGAAATTGAAAATTATTCTCCAGCAGGAGAGAATTTAATCGTTTGTGTGTGGGTTGAAAACTTTCCTGAATCAGTTTATGAGTACGCTCGTGATTTTGATGCTGATGAGCACGCAGAGATGTGGGTGGGGCATCGTGGTGAAGGCGGTTGCCCTTCTAGCGTCAGAGAACTTATTGACGACGCTGATGCTATTAAAGAAATGTTGGAAGAATTAGCTGACAAGCTTATAGAGGTGGAATGAATTATGACACGCTTTTATTTGAATGTAGACGCTCTTAACCGTTGGATGCACCAGAATAAAGCACAATACACTGGTGCTTACGTTGAGGGTGTTCTGGTTGATAGTTTTGTCGTTGAAACAAAGCGTGGAGTCGCAGCTATCTATGAACACTACCTGAACGAGTGGACAAGCAACTATTATGTTGAGTTCACTGATTACAAGAACGGTTTTAAGAATGGCGAGGTCGATAAGATTTGGTCTAATTGGTATGCTTTTGAAGAAAAGGCAAGCGCATAAGAGGTGAATGGATATGGAACTGCTTACTTTACTTTCAATTATTCCGGATGACATTAGCTTTACGCTTTGTGATTGTAATTCAGGCGAAGAAATTGAATGTTACAATAATAATTCTCTTCTTGAAATTTCAGAAGCAAGACGCTACACGGTTGACTTCATCACACCAGAGTTCAATATGCTGATGATTTTTGTGAAAGAAAAAAATTGATAAAAGGGAGATTTTAGATATGAAAAAATATATTTTGATCGCCGTTAACGAACGGAAAATTTTCGAACCTGATTATTTTGAAACTCTTGATGAGGCTCAAGCAGAGATGAGAAAACGTGTTGAGCAAATCGTGAGTCAATCTGGCGGAGAAACGGAAGTTGATTTTGAAATCAACAATGACAGTGCCTATGTGACAGATGCTCATTTTGAGCTTGGCGATGGAAACTGGGATTTTGCAATTTGCGAGGTGGTTGATACGAAATACTTTGAAAATATTAAAGACGCCATGTTTACTTCTGTTTGGGACGGTGGTTTTGAGATCACTACGAAATGCAAGGTGAATACGGAAACAAAAGAGATTTTCGATATCGAAGTGTCGGAATCAAATACAGATGTAGTGGAGCTGCTTGATGAAGAATATGTCACGATTGACGGCGTAGATTATTCAGCTGCAAATCATGATGACATCGATGAAGACGATAAAGAAACTTATTGGTATGAATAAACTTCAAGGAGAATAAATATGACTGCTCTATATTGCTATGACAACGAAATAATAAAGTGGATTTACGGCGATAATCTGTATTGCTTGCATGTCCAGCATGATGATGAAGCAGATAATAATCCTCGTTGGTGGGACGATCATGATTCCGTAATGGCCTGTTTTCATTCTCGATATCATCTTGGTGATAAGATTGATGCGAGTACGGCAGAAGAATTTTGGAATGATCTGGTTTACAAGTATTGCTCTGATGATGAAGTTCTTGATGCACTTTTCAATATGAAGCTGGAAGATACATGCGTCGTTGTTGATGAAAATTATAGCGACGAAAAAAGATATGCCATCTGCGGTATTGGAACTCTTTTTAATGAAAAAGTTTCTGTAAACCCGATGTATGTTGGTTTGAAGTATAACGAAATTGCTACATACGTTGCAGGTGAATTCTCTATTCATGATTGTCAGATTCTTCTTGATAAGCATATTGCATGGCTTCCTCTTTGGTTACATGACCATTCTGGCTTGTCTATGGATTGTGATACCCGGTTCAGAGGTTCGTGGGACGATAGTAATGTTGGTTGGATTGTAACGGCTATTACGGATGGTTCGGATAATACCAAAAATGAAGCAGAACGAATCATGCGTGATGAGGTTAAGACTTATAGCGATTATCTTTCCGGTGAGAATTACGGCTATACGCTTTATCGAGAAGATCACGGAGAATGGAAGGAGATTGACAAAGCATTCGGATTTATTGGTTCCGATGTCCTTGAAAACGGCATCACATACAGTGTTGGTTGTGGCCTTGAAACAGCATTAAAGGAAGATCGATGCCGTATTGGTGACGCAGAAAAGGTTGTGACAGTTACTTACAATTTTGATAAATGTTGAATTTTAGAAGGAAAATAAAATGGATGACAACATGATGGAACGTCAAATTGCTGATTATATGGTAAAGCATGGCACTGAAAATACGGATTTTGGGGCTTGGGTGTTTGAGGTCGATGAACTGGCGAAAAAGTTCAATATTACAGAGAAATGGATTCAGGAACATGAAGACGGTATTATGTCTGAGCTGTATCTCAGAGAAGAAGTAGCTGACGTTGAACGTGAATTAAGCGGCAATGATATGACTATCACACTTTTTGATGTGGATTTCTACACCGACTATTGCCCTAACTACATTGAAGACGAGCAGGAAAAAGATGATGGTGTAGATCAATATTGGTTTGCACCAACGTGTTGGTGTACTGATGATGTTATCGACGCAGCAAAACGGAACGGGATTGTGTTGACTCCGCAACAGGCTGAACAGTGGTGGCAGAAGAACGAAAAGTGGTTCAAGGATACTCTTGCTGAATACGGTAATGAGATTCTTTTCAATGCGAATTTTAGTGAGGTGTAAAAGGAGAGTTTTATTATGATGAAATTTATTTCTGCAAGAGTATACGATGATTATTCTTCGTTGTTTTATTTCTTTGATGTCAGAAATAAAAATGATGATATCCTTGATTTGGTTAAAAAAGCAACAGAAGAATATCTGAAAACAGAGGAGGGTAGAAAAATCTACGAAGATAATTGTAATGATTTCGATTTAATTGATTTTGATAACTATGTTCCTAATTCGATTTGTGAAAAATTTGGCTTCGTAAAAATTAGTACACCTGAATTTGCTGAAACAGAAGCAGGTAACACACTTTATGAAGACAAAAAGGACACTATCTAATGTTCTATCATTTTGAATATTCCGTTAGACACTTTATGTACGGCGATACATACAGAGGGCATGAAATCTATCCTACAAAAGAACTGCGTGATGCGGAACTTAACTGGATGAAAACGTGTTACAGTAAGCTGACAGAGCTTGTCTATGCAACGTATGAAACCGAAACGCTTGATGAAGATAAGATAATAATATAAAGGAGAATGAATAATGAAATATGACACTCAACTAATGGCGGAAATACTTTGCGGAGTGGCAAATGTTGAGTACAGCTCAGACTTGGAAGAGCTTTTATATCATTTGGATATTCAAGCACAGAATCCTAACAATGCGGATTTTAGACGTAATGGGCTTGCTATTATTGCCAAGGCTTGCGAGAATTTAAAGAATAAATAAAATCGAGGTTTTAAAAAATGATCACAGTCATTTATGACGATACGATGTGTAATGGTCCTTACCGTGCAGAGCACAAAACAATGGAAGATGCGGTAGAGTCTGTTAATAATGATTTTGAAAGTCTGATGAAAGAACTGCGAGATGAAGGCTATGAGCCTGAATGGATTCCTGACGGTCATCATATGCTAGAGGTTTATGTTCCGAATACGTCTATTAACGCATGGTGGGATTTTGAGTAAGGAGAACTAAAATGAAAATCAAGCTTGAAATCGAAAATGACTATGGGCTCTTTAAAGCAAACAACTGCAACGAAGAAGAATATTTAAGATTCTACGACAGTGATGGTGAGTTTATTGAAGCTATTGATGTGAGCGATGTTATTACCGAAGAAATGGATGATCTTTATTTTGCTGCAACAAATAAGGATTCGCATTATGTGGCTACTCGCTTAGCAAAACTACTTTACAACCAGGGAATCGAAATTGTTGGAGTGTTTCGTGGTGGTGATTTGGCCTGTTTGTATGAACTGTACAAGACATACGGTAGGGAGTTTGTAAACCGAATCGGTGAATACGCATTGGTGATTAAGGAGATTTAAAAATGGATATCAATGAAATTAAGATGTTTGAGCAGAAGATGATTGACGGCGCATTTATTGATGCTGTTGATTATGATCCAAAAGTAGCTGCACGAGCTGTAGGAGCACGCAAAATGAAAATGAAGGGCGTATGCTCCTTTAACGAGTACATTGGCTATTTGCAGACCATCACTGGCAATGCAAAGTTGTTCTGGAAGTATCAGTTTTGAGGTGACGATTATGAGTGAATTTGAAAATCATGTTTTTGATGTTTGGAATCGCTTTGTAAGAAATATGCCTTGCTGTCCAGAAGATGGTTGTGACCGTTGGTGTGATGGTGAGAATATTCTATGCAAAACATATGAAGATGCACAGAAGGTCGCTGATTATATTGATGAAAAGGCTGGACGAGCAATATCTGCTACCGGTTTTTATGATCCAGAAGAAGATAAGAGAATGGGATGTGTAGATAAGTATACTGGATGGTATTATGTCACAATCTGATAAAACAGTTCTTCTATGAAAAATCAGTAACAAAATAACAACGTACATACGTTATTAAATGAATGAAAAAGGAGTAAAACAAAATGGCTACTAACAATCCTATGACCGTTATAACCTCTAAGCCCTTTGGTGCACTGAATGTGGATGTGTACCAGAATGATAAACATCAGTATTATATGACCCGTGAACAGATTGGCACAGCGCTGGAATATAGTGATCCAAGAATTGCTATTTACAAAATTCATCAGCGCAATGCAGATCGCCTTGATCCGTTGAGCTCCGTAACCAAATTGGTTACTCAGGTCGGAAATCATACAGAAGAACGTGAATTGTTTTGTTACAATCTGCGTGGTGTTATGGAAATCTGCCGCTTCTCTCGTCAGCCGAAGGCTGATGCGTTTATGGATTTCTGCTGGGATATTATGGAATCTCTGATGCGTGGTGATTCTGTTCTGGCTACTCCTAAAATGGATGCTGCACTGAGCAAGGAATTCATTGATGTAAGGCTTCACGCTCTGTTTGATAGCATGAAGAATCTTCAGAGCGAACTTGATTCCACCCGTAAGGATCTTAGTGAACAGATTGAGGAAGCTCGTGCCACTAGCAACGAAGCACTGAATGTGATTAGCAGCGTATCTCAGTGTGTCCATCAGATTAAGGACAAGCAGATGGATAACGCGATTCGCGCCAAGAACTATACTCCTCGCAATGTTTTTCAGGACGAAATGAGTGAATGGCGTAAAGATCTGTATAGCAAGATCGGCGTGATTGCAAATACCAAAGGTTACACAAATAAGGAAACGCTTCACAAAATCTATGAATATCTGAATCGTAATTATGGTTTTGTTTTGGAAGATGCTCGTGCAAAGTATATTAAGAGAACGAATCGTAGTGGGAAAATCTCTACGATTGACATTATTGAAGAGGATTCTACTTGGAAATCTATTATGGGTGCTGTTGTCGCAGACATGTACGCGGCGTCTATTGAGCGTCTGCATCAGAATCAAAACGAACTTTGTCCGGTTTTGAAGGGTATTGAAGCAGCTCCAGAAGTGAATGTAAACGACGATCCTGTAGTTGAAGTTGAAGTTAAAGAAGTTGTGGATGAGAAGCCTAAGAAACAGAGTGAAACTGCGAAGATTCTTTTTCCTATTATGATGTCTTTGGCGGAAAAGCTTGGTGATAAGCCGCAATATAAGCACACTTATACTCTGATCTATGAGCGTATTGGTTATAAGAAGATGAATAGTTTGTTTATCGCTTACGAGAAGGCTCATGGTAAAGCACCAAATCCGAAGACGAAGGTGTTTATCGAAAACGAAAAGAACCTCGCACTGTTTAAAAAGACTGTAAAGCAGTTGATGAAAGAACAGGAGAATAAGTAAATGTACGTAATATCAAATGGTCATAACTATATTATGAAACGGAAGGGAGGTCGAATCTGCGCCACCTGTGATATCAATCTGGCATTGCAGTTCGAATCTAAGGGTCTGGCAATCTGTGAAATCAATAAGCTTCCCGCCGGGTATAAAAACGGACACTATGCACCGAAGTCTATGGATGAAATCGAAGCTGCAAGTAAGAGTCCGAATATAACGGCTCCGGTTGCAAAGCCGAATACATATGCATTTCACATAGAAGATTCTGAATGGCTGACCGAGTTGAAGAAAAATCTTGAGATTACAGACAAAACAATGGGCAGTCTCAATGATTTATACACCAAAGTCTACGGCGATTTAACTGCGGCCAGCGATGAGATTGCTGACATTGAACACGCTATTGAGTTCAAGACTGTGAATGCAGCACAAGGTTATCAGCTTATGGCAGAACTTAAAAGAGCTCGCAGGAAGCGTAGAGAAGCTAAGGATGCAAAGCTTTTGCTTGAAATTGTTATGAACACAAAAACCAGAGAGTGGGGAGATGGCAAGCTGGAAACTGCTATTAAGCAGCTTGGCGCTCGTCAGTTCACTCCGAAAGTTCGTAACGATCTGTTTGAAAAGAATTGAGGTACATAAAAATGACGATTCATATTTTACACGAATGTATCGACTCTAGCGATTTTTACGCGGAAGGTAATATTATTACCATTAACAAAGATAAAGAGAAGTTGTCCGAAAAGATGTTCTTGCTTTATAAGGATTGCCGGGATTCGGAAGGAAATAGTGTGAACCAAGACGAAACGTGGTGTGATTCATGTGAGGCGTCCGTTGTTAGTGAGAGCTCTGGAAATTACTATCGACATCATTGGAAAATTGACAAGTTTGAGGTGTGAATTATGATGGTATATGGAAACATAACGTGTAATCGCTGTGGCATTACATGGTATGGCCCTAAATGTGGAAAGCTCTATTGTGATGAATGTCGTAAGATAATAAGAAATAAGGCATCCATTCGATGCAAGAATAAAAAGAAACATAAACCAACATTTGTTGAGATTGTGAGAATGGCAGATGCTGAAGGATTATCTTACGGTAAGTATTGCTTAAAGTATGGAATTTGAGGTGAATGTGATGAGTGCGCTTGAAAACGAAAAGAAAATCGAAAATACTGTTGCTCTTGATTTTTCTGACTATGATTCTTCTAACAAAGAAAAACGTCAGAAAGTAGTTAAAAAGAATTATAGACTGACTCGTATGGAAGCAAATCATGGGTCAGTTCAGCCAATTAAAGACAAAGAGGATATCAAACGTATTTCAGAATATTTCTGGATTAAATGTCAGTACCGTAACTGGTGCTTGTTTAATGTAGGATGTTGCACAGGATTCAGAGCAAGTGATTTGCTTCGTTTGAAGGTTTCTGATGTAGCAGCTACAGATATGAATGGAAAGGTTGTGGTGAATTTCAACGCAAAACTTCGCGTTAAGGAAAAGAAAACAAATAAGTATCGCATTCTTAAAGTTCCGGCCCCGGCACTAAAGTGTATTCAAACTTATATCAATATTGATGGATTGTCTTATGACGATTGGCTTTTCCCTTCTCGGCAAGGTAGTTGGAAAAGCTCTATGAGAACAAACGGTGGAACGAGCGTAAGCAAGTCTGATGTGTTCCGTAAGTATGATGCTAATCCAAAAGAGACGAGAGATCCGCTTGATGTGGATTCTTTTGGTAGGATTATGCGTCAAGTCGGTAAGGAATTAAATCTTCCCGTCCAGCTTGGTTCTCATAGTTGTCGTAAAACCTTCGGATATCAGTTTATTGCATCTCATCCAAATGATGTAAAAGCCTTAGCTTGGTTACAGCATAGTCTTAATCATAGTAGCCAGGCAATTACGCTTCGCTATATTGGTCTGGATGAAGAAGTGGATGATAAATACTACTCTGGGATTGATTATGGCGTGGACTGCCATGAAAACTCTTGAGGTGTGTTATGGCTGATACTTATATTAAAATCTGGGATACTTATGAGAGCTACTTCGAACCCCTTAGTGCTGCTGAGGTGGGGCGTCTGGTACTGGCGATGATGAAATACAAATCGTCTGGAACGGAGCCTGAGCTCAACGGAAATGAGCGGTATGTGTGGCCTGCTATCAAGAGAGATTTAATTAAAGATGCCGAATACATCGAAGGTAAGCGCATTTCTGGAAAGGCTGGCGGTGAAAGCAAGCGTAAGCAAAGTGAAGCAAACGCAAGCAAAACCAAGCTAGAAAAAGAAAAAGAGAAAGAAAAAGATAAGATATCGTCTTCGTCTAGTGATGAGACGACAACGACGAAATCTATCGAAGATGTCTTTCGAGAGAATATCGGGAAGCTTGGTGTTGCAGGAAAAAAGGCTTTGGCAGAATATGTTGAGCGCATGGGCGATGAACTTGTACTTGCTGTGATTGAAAAGTGTTCTGATCTAGGTGGTAGTACATGGGCTTATGTGCGAAAAGCACTGGACGAAGCTGAATCACTTGGTTGTAAGACTGCTGATGATTATCGTAGGGTATGTCCAATAAGGAGTGGTCGCAACACGAGAGTTGATAGACAAGCTCCTAGTGGGAATGATTGGTTAAAAAATGCGACGAAACGTCGTTCACTAGTTAAAAGAGAGCTAGAAACAGCATGAGTGGAGGTTTGAATTATGGGATTGTTACTTGGTTTAGGCTTGCTTGGTGCAGCGTTTGGTATTGATGCGGTAAAACAAGCACCGTTTGATAGAGCATATCGCCGTCTCGAAAATGAATGGGGTACTTGTACATCGGAGGAAAACAAGCGGTGTAACGCTCTTGAATACGCAGTCAAGAACGGTTTGTGTTTCGAGAATGAAAAGAAGCCTGTGATTGAGTGGCAGAAGCTGAGAGATCTTCAGTGGAAGTATCAGTTAGCTGGCATCTCTTGGCCGAGAGAATCCGCGATTCGAGATGTGTGCCGTCTGGCGGCTCGTGACCGTGGATTTGAGTACAAAGGATATTTGCGAAACACATTGACGTTTGGCTATATTACTGATCCGAAAAATATTTGCAAGCTTGGCATTGTAGATTGAAAGGAGATTTGAAAATGAATAACACTCGTAGAAAAGCTATTAAGCAGATCATTGACCGTTTTGATTCCATTCGTAAAAAGCTGGACGCGCTTGTGTCTGAGGTCGAAAGTGTAAAATCCGATGTTGAGGATATCCAGTGGGAAGAAGAAGAGTATCGTGACAATATGCCGGAGAACCTGCAGGGAAGCGAACGGTATGACAAGGCAAATGAGGCTTGTACAAACCTGTCTGATACTGTGGATGCTCTGGATGATATGATTGGTGCGCTGGATTTTGATTTTGGTGATGTGACTACTTCTCTGGAGGAAGCGATGGAATGATTAAGACCACAAACCCATTAAAGAGAAGTGCATGGGCTGTGTTCTTGTACAGAGGTAGGCAAGTTTATTCATACCTACTGCGTAATAGCAATCTTGGTGATAAGGAACGTATGGTAGAGCTGCTGGCACGAAGGTACATGACAGAGCCTGAGAATATTGTTGTAGATATTGAATTTAGAGATTGAGGTGATAGAGAATGACCGCATTTGTAATGTTTGCTTTTAATGTGGCACTGATAATAGCAGTGAATAACAGTCCGTTTGCGTTTTAAGTAGAGGCATGAATATGAAAGAACTGGAAGAAATTTACAATAGATTATATGATGAATACATTGATGCTAGACGAGAGCATTTTGAGTCTGCTCTCGATATGAAAAAGAATGGTGGCAGAATATATCTACATGGTAAAGTGCATGGGTTAGAAATTGCTATTAGCATCGTCGATGAAGTGCTCAATAGGGTTAAGGCAGAATATATCAAGGAAGCTTTTGACGTAGACCCATATAAAACCTAAATTCTTTGGAGGATGGATAATGAAGATTGAGTTAACTCTTAATGAAGCACGAGTGATTCAAGATGCACTTGATGCGACAAGCCTGTGCCGGTCTGGATGCTACATGGGTTACAAGAGTGGTGATGAGGATTTGTGTTTCAAACTTGATAAGGATGGAGATTATCGCTGTAAGCTGATGCGAGAAATTGATTCCATCAATAGCAAGATTGAGGATGCAATGGACGGAAAGTGATAAAATCCGGGTTCTTGTGGATACTTGACAAAAGGATGTGTGGATCGATGATATAACTATTGATGACGTAGGATTATTAGTAAAATTTTGGTAATTTTGATAATTGTGTTGAATAATATCTTTATGCGGTGTATGCTTGAGGCAACCTCAACACAAGCTTGTCAAGCTAAAAGAATGTGAGGTTAATATAATGTGGATTATGATAATTTTACTTATGGTATTGGATGCGGTGTACGCATTTAGTCTGTTAGGAGCGCTTTCCGATGCCGATGATCAGAGTGAGCAGCTGGTAATGGAACACAGAAAGGGTGAAGAATAATATGGATTATGAAACTTTTGAACGCTACCATATTGCAGATAAGGCATTTGAGCTTCGGAGTCTGATAGACGATAGTGGGTTTGCCCTTAAAAAATACGATAAAGAGAAGTTACTTGGATTAAAGGATGCTCTTTATGATTTGTTTGATTTTTGCGCTTATAAAAGTTAAGATTTAGGAGGATGTGTTATGGAAGATAATACGAAGGAATTTGAAAGAGCTATTGATACTGTAAATAAATTTTTGGATTGTGGAGCAATTGTTTTTGTCAAAGTAAAAGGAAATGAAAAATTGGTAAGACTTGAGCAGATTGATATGTGTGCGCCATTATCATGCCGTTTTAAAGATTTTGATAAAAGCTGAGATTTAAGGGGAGATACATTATGAAAAAGTTTGTTGCTCTTTTTGAAGGTTGGAATGATAAGCACGACCATGAGTGTATGTGCTATGTTGTTGATGTAGATGATGACTTTGAAAGTATTTTGAGTGTTGAAGAACAGGCAGAGAGAATGGCTCGAAATGAATATCCCAATCTGAAAAATTTTGAGACGCTTTACATCAAAGAACTATTTAACAGATAAGAACTAAGATTTAGGAGGTGTTAGTATGGAAAGAAATTGGATTATGACTTGCACTAAGTTCAAAATGGTACGCGAACTTCTTGCAAAGAATGAAAAGACTATCGATATGTGCAAGCAGATTCTTACTGCGCTGCAGGCGTGTGATGACGAAATTGTTGCCAGATTTTCAGATTGGGAGTGGAGAGAAGACTTTGCTGAGCTTTCGTCTGAGTTGCATGATGAAATTTACTGGATGGATGCAGAGGAATCGTATGCAGCTTGCGAAGAGATTGTGAATGACCGGCTGAAAGAAATGTACAATTTATGTGACGATGCGAGTGTCTGGCTTGCGATTTGATAAAACCAATATTTTTGAAAGGAAGTGATTTTTATTAGCTCTAATTTGTTAATGAATCGTGAGCAAAGTATTGCTATTGTGTGTATAATGTGCTTGCTGGCAGGGAATCTTGTATCGAAGATCAGCCCGGTGACTCAGAAGCAGAGCAATTTGTACCTTTATAATAGTAGTCCTCCGGCAGTGAGCATTGTGCAGCAAGAGGGAAAAGAGCCAGAAGTCATTGTAGAGACTGTTGTTGAGACGCGGATTGTGAACTTCAGCCAGGGAAAGCGCGAACTCACCGATGACGAGCGTGCTCTTGCAGAGCAGATCGTTGCTTGCGAAGCAGGTGCTGATAGCCTAGAAGGTCAGATGGCTGTGGCTCAATGTCTTTATGATTCCGCTGTACTTGATGGTCTAACCATCCAGCAGGTCTTTAAGAAGTATGGTTATAGTTCCTTATATAATAGGAAGGTTACGGCAGAGAACGAACTGGCTGTGTCTATGGTGTTTGATTACGGCGCTAAAATTTCAGACAAACCTATTCAATGGTTTGTGACTCCGGCGGCAGCTCCCGGCAGTTGGCACGAGCGCGGAGCAACCTTTGCTGGACAATTTGGCGCACAAAGGTTTTATTATGACGTGAAGCTGGTTGTGGATGATGCTGAGTAAATGGCATCATCTAAAATTTTGATAAAACTGAACAACAAAATGGTGTGGCATATATTGACGAAAACAAAAAGATGTGTATAATGTAACTTGAAAGTTGTTTATGTGAGCGGGAGGCGGTATTTTGATGAGTGAGAAAAAGGTTTTGGGAGTTATACAGGTTGAGAACTTTTTGAAGTACATAAGAAAAAAGCGAGTGTGGGTCTGTTTTGTTTGTGATGATGTGGATGTTCACATGATCTGTAACAAGATTGATGATGTTGGTGTAGAGACGCATGGAATTGTCAAAGGTATTGGATTTTTTGGAAACGAAAGTCATGTTGAGTTGCGGCAAGAATGCTACGAAGTAAGGAGGATAGAGCTTAGGCCGGGCGATAAAGAGAGAGCGTATGAGATGATCTTCGATAGTACCAGCGTGTTCGTATCAGAGAATCCTGAGTTGTACGGGCACTAAAAATATTTTCAAAAACCTATTGACTTCTGTAATAGTATCCTGTATAATATAGCTATGGAACGGAGCTACACTATTATAGAGGTGAAAGACTATGGACAACAATATTGACCCAAAGGTCGGAGAGGTTTGGTTGGTCGATTTGTCAAATGCGACAGGCCATCAGCAGCGCGGTATTCGACCGTTCGTTGTGACGAGCAACAATAAGCGCAACTTCTTTAGTCCCACAATTAAAGGGAATCCGTTGTCTTCCAGAATATACAAGCGTTCTCCGGTTCATGTCCTACTCTCAAAGGAAGACTGTGATTTCCTAGAGGTTGATAGTATCGTTCTCTGTGAAGAAACTGATACGCTTAACAAAGGACAGTTCATCAAGAAACTTGGTGTCTTGTCGGAGTGTCAGATGAATATGATCGCAATGGCAAGATGCAAGGATGAACCGTTTTTGCTCGCAGCATTCCTGAGCGGAGTACAACATACTATGGAATTTCAGAATTTTGCCGCATTTGCTTGATTTTTTATAAGGTTTAATGGTACACTACATATAATAAAAAGGAGTGTGCCACTATGCTTACTGAAGAAAAAATCAAAGCTTTTGCCGAAAAGTATTCTGATAGAAGCGGTGAGTTTGTTGTATCGACACTTAACCATGTTATGGATTACGAGGTCGAGCGTGGGTATGAGTTGTTTGGCTTCACAAAAGATGATTTTGTAAAGATGTTTGCCAAATACAATTGGGTGAACTCAAGTCGTTCGTTTAAAAATGTGAAGTCGATAATCACAGGCTACATCAAAAGCGAAAACGAAACAAGTATGTATGATCTGGCTGACTTTTCAGAAAGCGATGTAAGCTCGGACAACATGTACGAGGACAAGTATTTTGCGTCAGTTGATGAATTTGTTGACTTCTTAAATAAGTACGAAGAGCCATATCAGATTCGTATGAACGTGATCGCCGTGCTGTACTGGATTGGCCTTACTTCTGAAGAGGTTTCTAATCTGACGATTAACGATGTTGATTTTGAATCTCGTACCGTTCTTGGCAAGACTGATGTTGACACGAGGTTGATGAATATTATCAAGCAGTGTTATGAAATGAAACAATACGATGCTCCCAATATGGGAGGATACAGAACATTTTATGTCATAAATGGTGATTACATCCTTCGCAAAACAGAGGATAGAACTGGTGCAAACAGTGGTCCAAGAATGTCTACAAACACAATTCATAGTTATTTCACGCGCTTGAATGATATTCTCGAAAGAAGATATCATTCAAAGGCTTTAGACCGAAGACATCTGACCAGAAACGGCGAGTATGTCAAGGTTTATAACTACTGTAAAACTCATCCAGAATTTAATCTTGCAGAACTTAGTTTCGGAAATGGTAAAGATCCTCTTGCAAACATTATCGGAAGAAAGTGTAGTAAGGTTGCCTATATTAGCTTCCGGCAAGGATACAAAGGCTGGGTCGAATATTTCCACAAAAATTAAAAACAGGGGGCTTCTGCCCCTTGATTTTAACATTATAACTATATAATACAGGATACTTATTGGAAAGGAAAATGTAGATGAGAACGCTTTTGCTGTTCCGTGGAGCACCAGGTTGTGGGAAGTCCACCTATATTAAAGAGCATAATCTTGAGCAGTACGTATTGAGTGCTGATACACTTCGCCTTATGTGCCAGAGCGCACAGGAAACACCTGCCGGGCAGATGGAGATTTCTCCGCAGAATGATGATGTTGTATGGGAGATGCTTTTCAAACTGCTTGAGGTGCGTATGAGTCATGGCGAGTTTACCGTGATTGATGCAACGAATTCCAAGACGGTCGAAATGAATCGTTATAAGAATCTTGCAAAACAGTATCGTTATCGGATGTATGTTATTGACATGACTGACCTTCCGATTGAGGAATGCAAACGAAGAAACGCTCAGAGAGAATGGCTGAAGCGAGTTCCTGAAGCGGCCATTGATAAGATGTACGCTCGGTTTGCTACTCAAAAAGTTCCTTCTGGCGTGACAGTTCTTCCTTCTACTACGGATGTGATGTCCGATTTGAACTACTGTCCGAATGACTTCAACCAGTGGAAGAAGATCCATGTCATCGGTGATGTTCATGGCTGTTATACTTGTTTAAATGAATACCTTGGCGAGATGAAGAACGACGAACTTTATATCTTCGTTGGTGATTATCTCGATCGTGGCATCGAAAACGTTGAGGTATTCAAGTTCTTGTGTGATGTTGTAAATAACAACCGCAAGAATGTGATCCTTTTGGAAGGGAATCACGAGCGTTGGCTGAACAAGTGGGGGCATGATGAACCGGTTCAGAGTGAAGAGTTTGCAAACTACACTCGTCCGCAGCTCTTTAAAGCTGGTATTGATAAGAACACTGCTCGTAAGATCTATTCCAGAGTCGGCCAGTGTGCCTACTTTGAGTATGATGGTAAGCGGTATTTCGTGAGCCACGGTGGTTTGAGTTATCTGCCTTATTTTCTTCCTTTCGTATCTGCTGATCAGATGATCAAAGGTGTAGGTCGCTATCCTGATATGCTAACCGTGGCTGAGTCTTGGGAAAAATCGATGCCGGATAGCTACATTCAGATCTTCGGTCATCGAAATGTGCAGGATGTTCCTATTGATATGGGCCATCGGTGCTATAACCTCGAAGGAAAAATCGAATTCGGTGGATATCTTCGTTGCGTGGAACTTGAACACGGTCAGCCCGTCAAGTGTGTAGAAACCAAGAATGATATATTCCGAAAAGAGGAACCAAAGACCGAATTTGCCGTTGAAATGAAAACTGAGTTCGATAACGCAGAACTTGTTAGTAAGATGCGTCAAAGCAAATATGTGTTTGAGAAGCGATTCGGAGATATTTCTTCTTTCAACTTCTCTCGTGAAGCATTTTATAAGAAGCACTGGGATGAGGTTTCTACCAAAGCAAGGGGATTGTTCATTAACACAAAGACGAATAAGATTGTAGCTCGAAGCTATGATAAGTTCTTTGCGGTTGATGAGCGGAATGAAACGAGAATTGGAAACCTACAGAACACTTTGAAGTTCCCGGTGACTGCGTATCTAAAAGAGAACGGATTTCTTGGTATCATTTCGTATGATGCAGAACAGGATGGTCTGTTCATTGCAAGTAAATCCACTCCTGAAGGGCCTTTTGTAGATATGTTCCGAAAGATTCTCATTGATACGACTTCTGATGAAAATCGTAAGAATCTGAAAGAAGTTGCAAAAGAGAATGGCTCCATCATCTTCGAGGTGATTGATCCTGTGAATGATGCACATATCATCGAATATAAGAAACCGCACATTGTTTTGCTGGATATTATTGCAAATGATATGAATTTCAGTGTAATGGATTATGATGATTTGAAGCGTGTAGCCGAGAAGTGTCATCTGCAGATTAAGGAGAAGGTTAAAACCTTTGAGAACTGGAGTGAATTCTATCCTTGGTACGAAGAAGTCATGCACGAGAACTATCTGCATCATGGTTTTGAACACGTTGAAGGCTTTGTTTTGCGAGACAGCAATAATTTCATGTTTAAGCTGAAGCTTCCTTATTATAAGCACTGGAAGTTCTTGCGTGGTGTCATGCAGAGCGTTCAGAAACGTGGCTATTATGAAAATACCGCAAAGTTGTTTACTGCTGAGGATAACCTGTTCTATGGTTGGATGCGTGAGCAACGAGAGAAAGACAAAGATTCTTTCTGCAAGAAGGGTATTATTCAGTTGCGGAACGAATTCTATGCAAGTAAGCAGAAGAGCTGAATTAAAATAGACATTTTATCGTGATTTTCGTTAGAATAATTAACGAAGTATCGTGATATTTCTTCCTCCGAAAATGCCCTGCGCGGGGCTGACAGCCGGGAAAGACCGGCAATATGGGGATATGGTGAAATTGGCAGCCACGCTTGATTCAAACTCAAGTGTCGAAAGACGTATCGGTTCAAATCCGATTATCCCTACCATGAAGATTAGTTGTTCTAGCTCGTTCGGGGATTGGCCGTACATTGGCGACCGGAAAGACGTCACACCGGTAAAGGACGTCAAGCCAGACAAGAAGAGAAATAAGGTGTAAGCCGACTAGCTATCGGATAAATACTCTTCGGTTCGCCAGAAAACTAGAATGTAAAACGAATGGTTGGCTGTTTCTGATCTTCTTTTTATATGCGCCCGTGGTGGAATCGCAGACACAGGAGACTTAAGATCTTCTGCCAGAGATGGCGTGCGGGTTCAAGTCCCGCCGGGCGCATTTATATCTGGGCGTAGCGAAGTTGGTATCGCACCTGTTTTGGGAACAGGGGACCGCAAGTTCAAGTCTTGTCGCTCAGACCAGTCCGAAAGGGCATGTAGAATTTTTCATTCACATTATTCCCAGCTCTCTGGAAACGGAGCAGTGTGACGTAGTAAGCTGGGTATATGATGCGCCATCGCCAAGCGGTAAGGCAGAGGACTTTGACTCCTCCATCACAGGTTCGACCCCTGTTGGCGCAATTTATGCGGATATGGTGGAATGGCAGACACGCCAGATTTAGGATCTGGTGCTTCGGCGTGTGGGTTCGATGCCCACTATCCGCATCACGGTCATGAATCGTTGTTGTTCATGGTTGAACTCCTTTGACCACTATTATTCCCGGCTCGCCAGTGATGGTGCAGTAGTGCTTTGTAAGCTGGGTTCTCATGCAGCGGTCGTACAACGGCTAGTATATCAGCCTTCCAAGCTGAGGATGAGGTTTCGACTACCTTTCGCTGCTCCAATTTCGTATGGGTAGGGATTTTAAGCGGTCAGATCCGGCTGCGCCTGTGCGAGATACCACCCCGAAAGGGGCTAACGAAATTATCCATGTACGTTATTCTCGGCTCGCTCGAAAGAGTGCAGCGTGCCTTTGCAAGCCGAGCATCCCAGCCTAGTGATGCCAGTTGCTAGGTTGGTTCTTATGCGACTGTAGTTCAATTGGCAGAGCGTCAGATTTCCAATCTGAATGTTGCGGGATCATACCCCGTCAGTCGCTCCACACGCAGCCCCTTACGCTGCACCGGTTACTCAGAGCCGAAAGAAACCTATATGTTACGACATGGTTGCCAAGAGTGATCATATTGGAACGCGACGTAGCTTGGATAGTGAGAATTAAATTCTGAGGTATACGGCTGGATAGCTTAATGGTAAAAGCGCTCGGAAACGCCGAGAGATGAGGTTCGATTCCTCCGCTGGCATCGCGCCGACGAAAGTCGGCGTTTGCATGGGATAGTAGCTCAGTTGGTCAGAGCTGGCGGCTCATAACCGCTTGGTCGCGAGTTCAAATC